CAGAAAAATATTGCCCTATAATTCCTTGTTTATATCCATGGGTTACGCTACTATATTCTGAGGCAGTCAATCCATCATGAGTCCATGTCAACTGAGATGGTGTAGTGTTAGGGTTGAACCTTAAAATAACCGCACCTGCACCTGACGTTAGGTTTACATTTAAGAAGTAACTACCTGGGGATGTACTACCTGACATCCTTACAATAGAGGTACTTGTACAATCAATTAAACATGCAGGACATTTGATAGGTGGACTTAACACATTAGTTGCTGACATAATTCTATATACCCCACCAAAAGAATATAAACCAGGAGGTGCTACGGTAGTTAACGTAGAGTTCTGATATAACTGAGGAGCAGTAGCAAAATCATTGCCTGCCCAATATACTAATGTTGAATTATTACACGCCATATTCTATTATTTAACAGTTTCCTTCATCTATTACGGTTCCTGCATTATCTAATTCTATCCATTTTTTTGTTCCTACCGATGGGGATACAGGGCTTACAATATAAAACCCTGGTGCCAGCGTAGGTAAACCACAATTTAATGTAGCATATACTATATCTCCTATAGTAGGTATACTCGAATTACCTGAGAACGTTACCTCAAAAGGTCTTTCAAATTTACCTGGAGTATCCACATCTGTTGTACAAGCTTGTACCTGTGTTGTACATTGTGGTCCTATATATACGTTTTTACATACTGTTATACACGTACAGCATACATCATCTGCTGTGCTTCCTGCGGGACAGTAACAAACAGTTTGTGAAGATATTAATCTTAAATCCCATATTAAATAAAGATATAGATTACCGTCAGGTATACTCATCGCTACCTCGGTAGCCTCAAAAGTATTAGCTACAGGATTAGATATAGGTCCTACTGTAGTACTCGCTGCTAACAACGCATCAATATCTGCAACACTATTGGTATACTGTGTGTTAGAAGATAATATTCTAAACCTATGTTTAGAAGGATTAAAATCAAAATCATCTATACCAAACTTTTCAGTTCGTAATGTTATATTACTTCCTGTATATGGGAAGACACCCAGAGAGCGAATACCTATATTTTCTACATACTCTGCAGGCTGCGTAACTTTCAGCTGTGCCGAAGAGAAACCTGTAGATGGACTAACCGTACTACCATCACTCCAGTTATAGCTTGTATGAATAAATTGTCCTGCATAGTTATTACTATTTACCACTACCTGTACTACCCTAATCTCCTTTTCTTCAGGACACTCTACAATTACTTCATAGGTAGAAGAAACATTAGGGGTAACTAACACCGTACATGTAGTAGGAGTATTTAAAGTTTTACTAAAACTTAAAGTCCCTGGAATCGTAGCGTTTAAAACAGAAGCTACCACAGAACCATTCCATGTAATACTTATATTCACATCTCCTGAGCTTATGTGATATGGTATATTTATAGTACCTATAACCTCACCTACCTCTACATCATACGTTATAGAGTTTGTACTTGACTCTTGATTTATTGCCTGCCCACAAGGTACCCTTTCTGCAGGTACAGGAATAGTATTTAAATTAGTACCTAACACATACTCTTTCATGTATGGGTCATAACCTCCAAGCTTTTGTGTAGTAAGCTGCTTATTAAAAGTATCTCTAAACCATGAGTTCATACCAGCACTAGATATAACATTTAAGGCATCCCCTTTTCCTGTAGATTTTAGGTTTATGACAGCTCCTCTTTTAGCGTCAGTAAAATACATATCATACCCCCACGCTACAAAGCTTTCAGGGTTATGGCTAATACCATACTCTTCGATTCTTGCTATTTGTTTTCCTAAAACCTGTGGTGTAGAAACAATAGCTCCGCCACCTACTGCATCACTTAAAAGATTTTTACCTACCTGCACGTATGTTATTCTATCCTCTTGTAATGTCAATATATCTGTCTGTCTTGCGTGTAATATCTGTATAGGACCAAAGTCTCTTTCATACTCTTGAAAGTTTACTAAACCTAAATTAAACTCATTTAAGTTGTTTACATTAGCCGAGTTACTATACACACCACTATATGTAATATCAGAGAATCTATCTGCCTCTACAAAATCCTGATTAGATACCGCTAATACACGCTCCCCTAAATTAAAAGGTTTACCTATAACACTATCATATATTCTATAACTTTCTACACCATTACCAAAGGAGTAGCAGTTATATGCATCCAGTGTAGTAACTAAGTTTTGTGTAGCTGTTTGGTTTTGGTCTGTTATATCTAAACTATAAGACTGAGACACAGGGTCAAAGTTTTGTTTTGCCTGATGAAAACCTCCCTCTATTTCTAATAGGTCGGAAGCATCATAAAATAGGTTAGCATCTGCATCTTCAGGCACTGTTTCAAATACAAAGTCTGTAGCATTACGTATTACTTTGATATTTAAAGAACAAACCGACTCTGTTAAATTACCCTGCATTACCATATACTGTAGTCCCGCTCCATTTTTATGTATTCTAAGGAATGTAGTACTTTCATAAGAACCTAAACAAGCTTTACATGTTAATAAATTACCATTAGGTATTCCTGGAGCACTATATAAATCTGGAAGTATTAAAGGTTCAAGGGTATAATCACCTGCATCAAAACCTAATTCCATTCCTATATTATTTAGAACTCCAGGACTATTTTCTGTCATTTTATTAGTTAAATCATCCCCAACTGCCCAATCATAAAAAGTACTATAATCATATCCTGAGACAAAAGTTCTTTCATAAAGTAAAAATCTTTCAGCTTCGAAAGAATCAGCAGCTCTAGAAACATTTATTCTAATTGTAATTTCACTACCTGCAGGAATAGTATAGTTTTGATTAGTATTTGTATCAAATAAAGGATATCCATACGAAAAAATAGGGTCGGTAGAAAATCCGTTATATGGAAATAATCCAGTACCTGTAGTTATATAATTATTATAAAATGAAGTTGTATATAAATCTTGTGTTCCACCAATAGCAGGGTCATAAGGAGGTATATAATAAACATCTAAACCTGTTACATCAAAAAAAGTACCAAAATTCCAAAAAACATTACAAGAAGCAATATAACCTAAACCGTTAGTATTAAGATTTGCATAACTACTATTAGGTAATACAATAGCATTATATCGAGACATACCTGTCCATACTTGAAAACCATAATCTATTAGAGAATCATCTGAAATTTCTGCTTGCCATCCATCAGCTTTTAAAAGCATATATAATCCTGCTAAAGATTTTTGGTTACTTGAAATACCATTAGAAGAAAATGCTTGAACATCTAACACTACTGCTTTTACCTCGGTATTAATAGCTCCATTAGAATCTGCTTTTACAATTAACTCATCTCCAGTTTTAACTATATTAGCATTTTGTCCTTCTAACTTAAACCATATTCTACTAGGGTCATTAGTTTCTGCTACAGGAAGACCTGTAGTTCCCTGAGCTGTCCCATCTTGTTTAAAAAATTGTTTTGCATAAATAGTTTCATACGTGCCCTGACTAGGTTTTACTACGAACTTATACTTCTTAGCCCAGTAAGGAGGTAAGTTTTTTAAGGTTACCTGTATTTGGTTTTTATTATCTGATGTAGATGCAGGATAAAATACTGTATTATCTACACTTGTTAAAACCGTAGATGCCCTACCATACTCATCCATATATACTATACCTACCTCATAATCTCTATTAGAGTGTAAGCTTGATTTACTGGGTTCATCCGTTACTTCTACCCTACATCCAAACTGCTCAAAGTTATAATACCTATAAGCTACCGCAACATCACCTGATGCTGTACCATTTGCCGCAAAGTATTGCGTGGCAGGAATTTGTAAACTAAACTTATTATTTCCTAAAATTGCTGGGTTATGTATATATTTAAATCCTTGAGGTGCACATATTGGGGTAGACGCTCCACCTGTACTAATTTGGTAAGGTACATTATCATTACCTAATGATGCTGTCCCTCCATCTATATCGGTTAATCCTAACTCTGTTTGAGAAACAGAGGTAACCTGTGCACTAAAACCTGTTAAAATATCTGTAACTATATTTCCTACTACTACACCGCTAGCTATAAAATCTTCACTAGTGTCGATTAAAACATTTACCCCTGTACCTGTTGTTATACCACTTTCTACTATTTGATTAGCACACGCAGTAGGAAAAGGAATTGTATCTAAGTCTGTAGAACTACAGGCTGTATTATCAATTCCTCCACTTACTAAATAAAAGTCCGAAGAAGCCATAGGGCTTTCTGCTAGAGCATAAAACTTATCACTTAAAGTAGAACCTGAATCAGATTCTTTACAAGGATATAATGATTTAATTATAAAAGGATTACTAAAACCATCAGCTACACTTCCTCCTATTCTATTTTTAAACGCTGGGTCAGAAAGTAAATCGTCTACATTTTGATATTCTACAGGACATGTAAAGGTCATATATAATTCAAAAGGACTTGATTGAATCGTTATCTCATCACAAAAATTGGTAGGTCCTAAATTAGTACAGGAAGGTAGGTTACTTTGTTCTAATGTAAATTTAAAATTCAAAGTTGTTCCTACAGGAATTGCAGCTCCTCCTACCGCTACGTCTGTTAAATCAAATGTTAACACAGAATTAGTTTCAGTATGTGCTCCTCCTATAGTGTAATTTCCATCACTTAACACAGGATTAGCAGGATTATGAGAACTATAAATTTGTCTATTTTTAAAAGGTTCACTAAGAGCTGTAGTATAATAATCTATTTTTATTTGGCTACCATCTTTTTTGTCTGTAATATCAAAACCATCTACATAGTTTCCATACATCAAGCGGTTACCCATTATTGTCTGAGCCTTTGCTCTTAAAGGAACATTATCATATAACCTCAACAGCTCATCAGAACCTAGTGTAGTATATATCTCACTATTAATAAACTGTACAGTATGAAAAGAATTATCGGACCACCCCTCATTCTTTTTTATAAATCTTTTTATAACGTATATAACATTAGATGTACTCTGCTTGTATAATAAATCCACCTCTAATACTCTATTACTTCCTGTGGAAAAGGTAACATTAGCAGCATTAAATTTATTAACCATTCCTTCATTCCACCAATTTGTAGTACTAAGTTCAAATTGAAACGGTTCAAATGCAGGTGTAGAAAATAAAGAGATAGCACTATACTGACCATCTTCATATCTATACCTATAAGCAAAAGATAAAAACTTTGTTTCCATATAGTTCTCTTGCCCAGCAACCTCTATTAGCTCTACGTGAGGTGTACCTAAAGGAGCTACCTGTCCTGCCGCTACATCATAATCTTCATACCCTGGAGGCTTTACAATTACACTAACATCCTCCTCCTCAAATACTGTATCTATACCACCATCAGGATAGTCGTATTTTCTATTTACATTTATTACACGAGGAGGATTGAAATCATCTGTAAAGAATAATAGGTTCTCTATTTTAGATACTCCAGTTATAAGATATTTAGAATTAAAGTTTAATACCTGTGTACTTATAACATGATAGACAATAGAATTAGTGTTAGTATTGTAGGATACAATCATATCTACCACACCTGTAACTACAGAGTTAGGATTATTTTCATCGTGTACAAACCAGTAAATAGTTTCATTTATACCGTCCTCAAAACATCCAAGGGTTCTAGCATTATCCGTTAGGGGTGCACCTGCATATTCCAAAGTAGTTAACCTAGTGTTACCTTTAGAATTTTCTACCGCACCTATCTCTGTAGTTTCCGTAGAACCTAACCTAACATTTACTGCATCTACATATTCTCCTACAGGAACTAAGCGTTCATCAACGCTTTTATTCATTCGTCCCCGTATAAAGTTTGTTGAAATTTTTGCCATCCTACTTTATAATTTTATTCTGACCTCTCATATTTTGTAATAATCTACCAGGATGTATATTGCTTAGTCTTAATTTAGCGTTTCTTAATAACGAAGATTTATCCTTACGTGCTCTATTTATTATAAACTCCTGAACACCATACCTTCCGTTCAGTAAAGAATATTTTATATATGCATAGATAAACTCTTCAAATAATTTATTTACACTTACACTAGCATCGTCCCCATTCTCTAAACCATCCGACACATATTCCAAGACAACTAACTTACCCGACATATCAGATGTGAAATTGATAACACCTCCCTTTTTATTTATACTGAATGTTGGGTTGATGTTAGCTGTCTCAGTATTTAAACCAAAACGTGCACCGATATTATAATCAAAATACCATGCACCATCTATATTATATCCCATCACACCATGGTATGGGCCATCACCTAGGTACATATTCTTTTGTTTACCATCTAGTCTTTGCTTATCAAAGAATGAGTTATCAGGTTTTAATACATTACCATCTATATCAAATAATATATTACAGTCATTATCCTGTAAGTATGCTCCACTCCAGTTAGTCTGTATATTTTCTGTCATTGGATATAACATACCGTCCTGCTCTAAAGATATTCTTACCCAGTTTATATAGTCTGGAGGTAAAACAAATCTTAATTGGTCACATACCGTAAGCTCTAATATTTTTATTTCTTTCATCGCATCGTAGTTCAACTCTTGTATTCCTCTCTTAGCGTGAAATAAAACCTGATATCTATTTATATTATTAATAAGTTCATTGTTACCTTGGTACATTAACATAAAGTTATTTACAATATCTTCTAAGCTAACGTATTGATATGACCCCCAGTTAGAATCCGTTGGTACATTTCCCCCATTTTCATAATATTGATAATCTGTTATATATGCCATAGTTATGATGATTCTTGTGTTTCAGTATTTTCTTCTTGCTTTCCAAAGTTATATACATCAGCCTCTCTAATTTCTATACCAACATACTGACAAATCTTAGCAATCAATGTTGGCTCATCAGAGTCAGGTAATTCAAAGTCTTGAAAGTCGGGAGAAGATGGATAAAATATAGGTTCTCCCTCTGTTATAAGCTGGTATGTCCAGTTAGGAGCTAGAGGATAACGTACATACTGTGCGTGTATTGCTCCTTGTTGTAGTATACTTGTAGGATATACAGTAATAGTATTACCATCTAGTACATACGCAGGATATGTTGTAGTAGGAGCGGTAAGGCTAGAGTTTGTTAAATAAAATATTTTACTTTGACTTACTCTCTCTACCTCTCTAATTTTTGTGTTTGAATATATAACATAGCTGTTACCTATAGCAAAGATATTTGCACTTAACTTTATAGCACCTGTTCCTGGTGCATCTACTGCTGTAACAAAAGCTTCTTGTAATGTAGTTGTATTTACAATAAGACTACCTATCGGTGGTGTTGGTGCAGAATTAGGAATATTTGTCCATACCGCAGACTGTGTTGCGTCTGTTATAGTATTACCTGCACTTGTCCCTGTAACTGTCCCTGAATATAAAGCAGATGAATAATAAAATAATTTATTCATTAGGTAATAATCTGAAGGAAGGGAATATGTGTTTGCATTTACCTGCGTTAAAAATACATTCTTAGAAAATGAATCCATAACCTCTAGTAAATTTTTAGTTATATCTGCATACCCTGTTCCCGATTGTCTAGCATTTTCTCTCTGTATCCATCTATTGTAAGCATAGAAATAATCCTCAAACATATCCATTTGAGCTTGCTGTGCATACAAGTTAAAATCTTGTGGAGATATATAACCGTAGTTATTTTTATTAGCTATTGCTAAGACAGTATTTCTTACGTCATTTATTGATGCTGCCATATTATATAAACATTTCTACAAAGATAACAAAAAAAAAGAGGGGTATAATTTATTAAAGAGTCCAGTCTGTTATTCTCATATCCGTAACTAAATCAGGCTGTATATAATTTAAAGATGGCTCATCTACTAAACGTTGAAGGGCTAGTGTTATATTAGACACAAACCCAAGCGTTGCACCTGTGCATGTAAGTGTAGCTACCGCTGTACCTCCTGCACCACCTGGTAATAAATGTATTCTTATCTCTGTTGCACTTATATATTGTGGTACTACTCCTGCACCTACAGGAAGGAATAAAACCCCATCGTTATCACTATCAAATATTAGATACTTAGTCATACCACAAAGATAACAAAAAAAAAGAGGCTCTATTTTTTAGAACCTCTTAATTAGTTAATGTAATTACTTATTAAGCAATAGCAATTCCTGTAATAGTTACAACTGCACCTGCGTTATCTGTTAAGTCAGATATTCTTACAGCTGTCTTTGGCTCTTGCCAAGAACGTTGAAGTGCTTCGATAATTGTATCTTGAATACGGTCTCTTACTGATACATCATTTGCAGCCATTGCAGCTCCTAATGTTACAGTAACTACATCTTGAGCCGCAGCTCCATTATAAGTAAGTGTTACTGTTGTAGTAGAAGCTTGCTCTACTAAAATAACCCCATTAATTGCAACTAATTGATTTGTTTCCCCTGTTGCTGTGATAGGAAATTCTAAAAACTTTACCATGTTAAAAAATTTATGGATTAATAAAGTACAAAGATACGTAAAATATATTACGACTTTTTAGCCTTTATATTACCCTTAAGCATTTGCTTTAATAACTTATACGTCTCTATACCATCGTCTGTTTGAAAGTATGAAGCCATAATATCATTAGCATCTTCACCGTAAGGTACCGTTAGTATTTTAGTTTTATTATCCTTTAAGTTAAAGTATACATCTCTATTCTTGTTACGTAGAGATAACAAACCTTTAGAAAAAATTTGTACTACATCATCATATATCTGTAACGATGGGTCGTTTAATATATCTATAAACTCTTCTGGATTATGTCTAGCATATACTAATATATCTCTTTTTAATTCAGATGTGCTTTTTCTATCTACTGATGTACCCATTAATACACGACACACCATTTCTAATTTAGAAATAGATAAATCTCTAGCTAATAACTGTGCGTCTAATATTATTTCTTGTATTTCTAATTCTTCCGCAGCATCTTTAGCTTCGTTTATTTCTTCAAATATCTGTCCATTACTTGGGTGTAAAGATAAAAACTCTTGTAATACCTGATTACTTCTTTCTACCCTTAAAAATCCATCTTCAAATATAATAGGTTCCATAATAGCGTTACCATCTTGCTCATCCTCAAAAGGACTTCTTTGGTTTCTTGCATAACGAAGAGGTCTGTTAATACCTTTCTCTTCATCAAAATATAATAATGGGGACCTGTGATTGTGGTGTGAGTTTAGCATAAAAGATAATGGTGCTATCTCACTTTTTAATCTATAGCTTTTAGCTATTGCTTGTGTTTTCTTTTTCATTGTATTAAATTAAAATTTAAAAAAAAAGGGGAGGAAGTTAATCCTCCCCTAATTACTATTTGTTAGTCTTTGAATAAGAAGAAGTTGTTTGCACCTAAAGTACATACAGCTCTTTCTGATAAAAAGTTAACTGTCATTGCATCTAAAGAAGATGTTCTTGCAC